GGCCGCACCTGGCCGCACGCCAACGGCGCGCGGATCGGTCTCGCGAAGCTCGCGATCGACACCGGCTACGAGGCGCCGGCGGTGTATGCCTGGGCGCGCCGCGCCGGGCATGCCCAGGTGGTGCCGGTGAAGGGCGTGGACGGGTTCAACCGCGCCGCGCCGATCGCCGGGCCGAGCTACGTCGACGTCACCGAGGGCGGGCGCAAGCTGCGCCGCGGCGCGCGGCTCTGGACCGTGGCGGTCGCCACCTTCAAGAGCGAGACCTACCGCTTCCTGCGCCCGAGCCGGCCGACCGACGAAGAGCTTGCGGCCGGCACCGCGTACCCGGCCGGGTACGTCCACCTGCCGCGCGGCATGGAAGCGGAGTGGGTGAAGCAGCTGGTGGCCGAGCAGCTGGTGAGCGTGCGCACCAAGCGCGGCTTCGCCCGGCTGGAGTGGCAGAAGCTGAGGGAGCGCAACGAGGTCCTCGACTGCCGGGTGTATGCCCGCGCGGCCGCGTGGATCGCCGGGGCGGATCGCTGGACCGAGGCGACGTGGCGCGATCTCGAAGCGCAGGTCGCGGCTGACGGGACCGATGATGCGCCCGCCGTGCCGCCATCGGAGCCCGCGAACGACAGTGACGTCGTGAGCCCCTCGGCGGGCATGCTCCGTCGTCGTGCGTCGCGCGGCCGCCGCGTCTTCACGCCGTCCTATCTGCGCTGAGGTCGTCGATGACGCTGGTGGTGATCTGCTCGCCGGAGGATTGAGGTCGGCTCCGCCGCGGCTACTGCCACGTGCGGGAGTGCCATCCTAACGTTCCGTCATCGGCAACCGCTTGCACACCATCCAGTGGACGGCAAGGCATCGTGACCAGTCGTGGTACGGTAAGTTGACGGCTCACAATCGCACGTCGGCGTCACGCCGGCAGGAACGGCGGGCGTAGGCGCGATGCGAGGAGTGGACGACATGACCGAGGACGCACCAAAGTCTGCCCGGCTCGCTGTGCTGATCGACGCCGACAACGCGCGCCCTGCAGTGATCGAGGGTCTGCTCGCCGAGGTCGCGAAGTATGGGGTCGCTGGTGTCAGGCGGATCTACGGCGACTGGACCACACCGAACCTCTCAGGGTGGAAGGCGGTTCTGCTGAACCATTCGATCCAGCCGGTGCAGCAGTTCCGCTACACCGTCGGCAAGAACGCGACGGACAGTGCGATGGTGATCGATGCGATGGACCTGCTCCATTCGCGTCGGCTCGACGGGTTCTGCATCGTCTCGAGCGACAGCGACTTCACCGGTCTGGCTCGGCGGATCCGGGAAGACGGGTTGCTGGTCATTGGCTTCGGTGAGCGCAAGACGCCGAGGCCCTTCGTCGCCGCCTGCGACAGGTTTGTCTACACCGAGCTCCTTGGGCCGGAGGCACCAGGTCGTGAGGCGGCTCGCCCGGAGACCGCGAAGGATCTGACGGCGGATCAGCCGCTCGTCAGCTTGATCAAGAGCGCGATCGAGGCTGCGTCCGACGACACGGGCTGGGCACCGCTCGGCCTCGTCGGTCGCAACATCGCCAACCAGGCGCCCGAGTTCGATGCGCGCACCTACGGGTACCCGAAGCTGAGCGAGTTGGTCGCGGCGATGCCGCTGTTCGATATGGAGGAGCGCCGGCAGGGCGACGGGCCGTCGAAGGTCCTCTACATCCGCAACAGGGAGAAGCCAGTCGCCAAGAAGGGTCGGGGGTCTCGTTAACGAGGGGGAATCCCTCCGACCGGGATCCTCGGGCGTTGGGTCGTTGCGGCCGTTTCGTGTTCACCCCGTCCTATCTGCGCTGAGGTGCTGCCGTGACGATCGAGCAGATGACGGCGCGGCGCGATGCGCTGCTCGAGGCGCGCTGGCGCGGCGTGCGCACGGTCGATATCGACGGGCGGCGCATCACCTACGCCACCGACGCCGAGATGGCCGCGGCGATCGCGGATCTCGAGCGCCGCATCGCCGACGTCTCCGCCGGCGCGCGGCGCCGCATCGTGCGGACCGCCGCCAGCAAAGGGCTGTAGGTCCGAATGCTCGCCACACTCTCCCACTGGCGCCGGCGCGTCGGCGCGTTGCTCGGTGGGTTCGAGGCGGGTGAGGCGAGCCGCCGGCTGCGTCACTTCCAGCCCAGCCGGGCGCATCTCAACACCCTGATCGCCGCCGCCGGCGCAGACATCACCGCGCGCGCCCGCTGGCTGGTGCGCAACAACGGCTATGCCAACAACGCCATCGAGTCGTGGGCCGGCAACGTGGTGGGCAACGGCATCAAGCCGTCCTCGCTGATCAGTGACTCTGCCCTGAAGGCAGAAGTACAGCGTCTCTGGCTGGACTGGACCGACGAGAGTGACGCCGAGGGCTTCACCGACTTCTACGGCCAGCAGCGCCGCGCCGCGCGCGAGGTCTTCATCGCCGGCGAGGTGTTCCTGCGCTTCCGCCCCCGCCGGCCCGAGGACGGGCTCGTGGTGCCGCTGCAGATCCAGATGCTGCCCTCCGAGATGCTGCCGCTGCACCGCAACGAGCGGGGGGCGAACGGCACCATCATCCGCCAGGGGATCGAGTTCGACCGCATCGGCCGTCGCGTCGCGTATCACTTCCTCCGCCGCCACCCAGGCGACGTGACCGATCCAGGCCTCGCCGGGGAGACCGTGCGCGTGCCGGCCTCGGAGGTGATCCACGTGATCGATCCGGTCGATGCCGGCCAGTTGCGCGGCATCTCCCGCTTCGCCCCGGGGATCGTGAAGCTGTTCCTGCTCGACCAGTACGACGACGCCGAGCTCGACCGGAAGAAGGTCGCGGCGATGCATGCGCTGTTCATCACCACCCCGGCACCGGCCGAGCCGTTCGACGTCGCCGAGAGCGACGGTGCGGACGGCGAGCGCACCATGGACCTCCAGCCGGGCCAGGTGGTGATGCTGGAGCCGGGCGAGGAGATCCAGACCTCGGCGCCTGCCGACGTCGGCCAGACCTACGAGCCGTTCCAGTACCGCACGCTGCTTCAGGTCTCGGCGGCGCTGGGGATCCCCTACGCCTATCTCTCCAACGACATGCTGAAGGCGAACTACTCGAACTCACGGCTGGCCTTGCTCGAGTTCCGCCGCCGCATCGAGGCGTATCAGCACGCGGTGATGGTGTGGCAGATCTGCCGCCGCGTCTGGGCGCGCTGGATCGACGTCGCCGTGCTCTCGGGTGCGCTCGCGATCCCGGACTACGAGCGCCACCGGCGCGGCTATCTCGGCTGTGCCTGGCTGCCGCCGCGCTGGGACTGGGTGGATCCGCTGAAGGACGCGCGCGCGGAGATCGAGCAGATCGAGGCTGGGCTGAAGAGCCGCACCCAGGCGCTGGCCGAGCGCGGCTACGACGCCGAGCAGGTCGATGCTGAGATCGCCGCCGACCGCGCACGCGAGCAGCGGCTCGGGCTGGTGTTCAACGGCATGCCGCCGGCCGGCGATGCGCCTATCGACGCCGCGGAGGATCGAACGGGTTGACGACGGCCACGCCGGTCGGCGCGAAATCCGAGACGTTCCGCGTCGCCACGGTCAGGCCGTGTTCGAGGGCGGCGGCCGCGAGCATCAGGTCCGCGCTTTCGTTCCCCACGGAGGCACAGGGCCGACCCCACCGACGTGCGGATCCGAGATCGAAGGGAAGGATCCGGTCGCCGTAGACCGATAGGATCCAGTCGAGCCACGCGGCGAGCTTCTTGGCGAACGCCGGGTCGGCAGTTCGCTGCCGAGCGATGCCTTTCTCGATCTCACCGACGCTGATCGCGCTCAGGAACAGGTCGGCGGTGCGCTGCTTGCGAACCCAGGCAACGACCTGCGGGAAACGATCCTGCCGGCGCAGTGCCGATACGACGACGGTATCGAGCAGGTACATCAGAACTCGACGTCCCGCGGACGGGCCTTCAGGCGAGGGAACTCCTCGCCTCCCTGCGGGATGGCAAGCAGTGCGTCGGCGAAGGTGGGCGCCTTTGCACGCTTCAGGCGTTGCAGCCGCTCGTACTCGGCCGCGTCCACCACCACCACAGCCGGCTTGCCGTGCTTGGTGACGGTCTGCGGCCCACGGCGTGCAGCCTCCACCAGGGCGCTGAAGCGGTTCTTGGCGTCCTGCACGGACCAGGAGGTTCCGGCCATGGTCATTCTCAATTTGGACAGAAAGACTGGCTAGAACATGGTCGCTCGAAATGCCGCGGTCAATACCCAGCTTGGCTGCACCGCCCATCCCGGACTGCTAGGCTCCGGACCCATAAAGTTCTTTGAGCGACGCGGGATGATGTGATTCGGAGTGGTTCCCTTGGTGGTGATGAAGGGAACCGGGATGAGCGATTTGTTCTGGCTGAGCGAGGCGCAGATGCGGC